ATTGGATTGATCCTGCTAAAGTTGAAAAAGTTATTGTAAATGAAAGCGATGGTAAGAAGATTGAAAGTTATTTTGTCAAAGATATTGACCTCAATATGAAGAGTTTAGTTGCAACAAACCAACTCAATAAACTTTCAAATGAAGCATTTGGATCCAACAGTATTGTATTTTCACCACCAATGCAGGGTAATTTGAACTATGTATCGGGTGGATATGGTGGTGCAGGTTCGGCAAATTATCAAGATGGTGCTGCTACCGCAGTGGATGCCGAGCATATTGTGCAGATTTCCCTTACTGAAGGTATGAATGCTGCATGGCCCTTCGGTCTTAGTATCTTAGAGCAAATTTATAAGGTTTATAAGCAAAAAGAATTGTTAGAAGACGCGATCTTAATCTATCGTGTCCACCGTGCTCCAGAGCGTCGTGTATTCTTTATTGACGTCGGTACAATGCCGCCTAACAAGGCCCAGCAATATCTAGAGCGTGTTCGTTATGAAGTGCAACAAAAACGTATTCCAAGTAGAACTGGCGGCGGCGCTAACGTAGTTGACTCAACTTACAATCCTATGTCTATCTTGGAAGACTATTTCTTTGCTGTAACAAGTGAAGGTCGTGGATCTAAGGTTGAAGTATTACCGGGCGGTGAAAACTTAGGTGACATCGATGACTTGCGTTATTTCAACAATAAGATGCTACGAGCACTTGGAGTTCCAAGTTCGTATTTGCCGACAGGTCCGGAGGATGGAACAGCAGCAGTTAATGATGGCCGTGTAGGTACAGCCTTTATTCAGGAATTTAGATTTGCTAAGGTTGTGTCCAGGTATCAACAGCAGATGATTGAGCCAATCGACCATGAATTCAAACTTTTCCTAAAGCGTCGTGGCATTACTATTGATAATAGCTTGTTCCAATTACAATTTACACCACCACAATCATTCTCTGAATATCGTCAGCTTGAACTTGATTCAGCAAAAATCAATACATTCACAGCTTTGACAGATATTTCTTTTGTCTCTAAGCGTTTTATATTGAAGCGTTATCTTGGATGGACCGAAGCAGAACTTGCTGAAAATGAGCGTATGTGGAAGGAAGAGCGTAGCCGCTTAACTAAGTCCTTTGCACCAGATGCTGGAGGAATGTCGCCATCGGCTGGATTATCGGATATCGGTATTACCAGTTCCGGCATTGATAACATGGCACCAGAAGGCGAATTTGGTGATGCAGAAGAATTAGGACCCGGCGAAGTCGGTGCCCCTGATGTAACCGACACCGAAGTAGATAATTTCGGCGAGCAATAATCGTAGATATTAGTCAATAGATAAATAGATATTATGAAAGCTCGTGACCTTCTTGTTGAATTCTATGACCCAGCCGATGATAGGTTAGGTCAATATAAATTGGACGATACTCGTCGTCCACGCCTAACTATGGTTCATCTACAGAAACTAAGAAAAGCTAGAGATGCTGAAATGTATGATAAACTTCAGCATCTTGAATTTTTACCTGATATGTATGGAGCATCGGCTCAACCGGACGGCGGCCTATAAAGCAGTTTTTTATTCTCTAGGTAAGTAGAATAAATAAAAGTGCCTCATTACATTCTCAAGAAAATGGCGTCTTTTATGGCCATTTCCACCAATAAATCCCACCTCTGAGTTAAATACCTAGAATACCATTAAATGGTAATTTAGAAATTAACTAATCAAGGAGAGATTGGGCATGTCACAACAACAAAAGCTTGAAAAAGTGTTAGATCTTCTACTAAGTGAAGATTCTGAACAAGCGGCTGAACTTCTCCATCAAATCATTGTAGAAAAAGCTCGCGTCATTTATGAAGATATCGTTGAGGAAGAAGACGATAAGGACATGGAAGAAGAATCCGTAGAAGAGTCTATGGAAGAAGAGAGCGACGATGTAGTTGGTGGTGAACCAAATAAAGATTTTACAGACGAGATTGCATCCGACGAGGAAGAAATTTCATCTGATGAAGAAAACGCTGGCGAAGCTGGTGAGGAAGAAGGTGAGGAAGAGGAAGCTGAGGAAGAAGACGTTGAAGAACGTGTAGAAGACCTCGAAGCTCAACTTGCTGAACTACGTGCAGAATTCGACGCACTAATGGGCGAAGAAATGCAAGAACCTCAACATGCTGATCTAGGCGACGAAATGGGCGAAATCGAACAAGAATTCGATGGCGAGGAAGAAGAAGGCGCAATGCCTGACTTCGGCGGCGAAGAAAAAGTAGTTGGCGAAGTAGTAGCTACTATGTTCGAAAAGAGCAAGAAGCCTAAGCTAGAAAAAGCACCAGAAAAGAAAGACCTAAAGAAAGACAAGAAAGTCGATGAAGAAACTCAGTTCATGAAGAAAGTCGGCGATACAGGTCAAAAGAGCGCAAACCCAGGTTTCGCTGGTACCGGTAAGGACACACCAAAGGGTGCAGAGCAAGGTAAGTCTGTTTTCTCTAAGGCTCCTGCAAAGCCAAGCTACGGTGGCGATTCCAAGAACATCCTAGGTAGCAAGACTACCGGTGGCGAATATGGCAAGTACCACGGTGATTCTGCTAAGGACGATACACCATCAGATAACGTTGATGTAGATCCTAAGAAGACAGCTGAAAAGGCTGACAAGACCGAAGGTAAGTTTGTTGGTACAGGAAAGGGTAGCCAATCCGGTAAGACAGACGTTAAGAGCCCATTCACAAAGGCTCCTAGCAAGCCAGGTGCAAAGAAGGAATAATAGGAAATAGTAATGGTTATGGCCAATAAACTTTACGAGTATTTGTCTTTTGACAGAGCACACGTAACGCTTCTAGAAGAAGACAACAAAGCTGGTGGTAAAGATCTCTGCATGAAAGGGATCTTTATCCAAGGTGACGTAAGAAACCAAAATCAGCGTGTTTATCCTACAAGAGAAATTGCCAAGGCTGTACAGTCTATTACTGAAAAATTAAGTGGCGGTCAATCAGTTATGGGCGAGCTCGACCATCCGGAAGAGCTATCCATTAACCTAGATCGTGTAAGTCACCTCATTACAGAAATGTGGATGGAGGGGACAGATGGATACGGTAAGTTGAAAATTGTTCCAACTCCGATGGGTAATATTGTAAAGACTTTATTACAATCGGGCGCAAAGTTGGGCGTTTCTTCCCGTGGTTCTGGCAATGTAAGTGATAGTGGAGAAGTTTCTGACTTTGAAATTATTACTGTAGATATTGTGGCACAACCAAGTGCTCCAAACGCATTTCCTAGAACTATTTACGAAAGTCTTTATAACATGAAGGGTGGTGCTAGTGTAATGAATACCGCAAGGGCTGCATTAACCGAAGCCGCTGCTCAAAAACAGCTTGTTAAAGACCTTCACAGATTGATACAAGAGTTAAAGATCTAAGGAGAAACTCAAGATGGCAAAAAAAATTGACGAAATCTTGAGTGAAAGCGTAAGCCTATCTGAAGAAGCAAGATCACAAATTGTGACATTATGGGAATCGAAGATCGCCGAAGCACGCGAAGAAGTTGCTGCAACACTCCGCGAGGAATTTGCACGTAAGTTTGAGCATGATAAGGGCGTTCTAGTAGAATCAATCGATCGTTTCCTAACAGATAAGGTTCGCGTTGAACTCGAAGAATTTGCTGAAGACAAGAGACAACTTGTCGCAGAACGTATTGCTTACAAGAGCAAGATTACTGAACACACAGGAATGTTAAACAAGTTCATTACAGAAGCTGTAGCAAAGGAAATGAAAGAGTTTTATTCTGAAAAGAAAGCAATGAAGGAAAACTTCAAGAAACTTGAAAACTTCCTATTGAAGCAACTTGCCGAAGAAATTCGCGAGTTCCGTGCTGACAAGAAGTCCCTAGTGGAACAGAAAGTCAAAATGGTTACAGAAGGTAAGCAAAAACTACAAGAAACAAAAGCACAGTTCATCAAGCGTGCCGCTCAGATTATCGAGTCTAACATTGAAAAGACTCTACGTACAGAAATTGGTCAATTCAAGGAAGATATTCGTATCGCCCGTGAAAACGATTTCGGTCGTAAGATTTTCGAAAGCGTAGCAGCTGAATTTATGACTTCGTACCTAAACGAAGGAACAGAGTTGAAGAAAATGCAGAAGGTTTTAGAATCAAAGAATGCAGAACTTGCAAAGCTTAACGAATCTGTTAAGAAGGGCAGAAGCATTATGGAGAGTCTAGACACTAAGCTAAAGGCAACTCAAGACCTAGTTGAAAGACAAAAAGTCATGAATGAATTACTAGCCCCATTGTCTAAGGACAAAAAGGAAGTAATGAAAGAATTGCTTGAATCGGTACAGACAAAGAATTTGCAAGGTGCATACAACAAGTATCTACCAAGCGTTCTAAATGAAGCCGTAGCTCGTAAGCCTGAGCAAAAAACTCAGTTGAATGAGGCAACATTGTCTGCCAAGACAGGTAATAGAGCGGAGGTCGCTCAAAATGAAGAATCTGAGGATACATCAGATCTACAAAAGATTTTGTCCTTAGCCGGAATCAGAAAGTAATTTAGGAGATATTATAATGGCAACTAAGCTATTTGAATCAAACTGGGCCGCAACAAAAGAAGCCCTTCTAGAAGGCCTTTCGGGAACCCGTCGTCAGTCTATGGATGTAGTGTTTGAGAACACTCGTAGATACTTAGCTGAATCGGCTACCGCAGGAGCCACACAAGCTGGTAACATTGCTGTACTAAACAAGGTAATGCTACCCCTAATCCGTCGTGTTATGCCTACCGTTATCGCTAACGAAATCATGGGTGTTCAGCCTATGACAGGCCCCGTCGGTCAAATCCACACTCTTCGTGTTCGCTATGCAAACACAGCCGCTGGTGTAACAGCTGGTACAGAAGCACTTGGTCCATTCGAAATTGCTAAGGCATATTCGGGTAACGAAGTTGTTGCTGATCCTGCTGCTGCTTCAACTGCTCGCCTAGAAGGTGTACCTGGTAACAAGCTCAGCATCCAGATTTTGAAGGAAACAGTTGAAGCTAAGACACGTAAGTTGTCAGCTCGCTGGACTTTCGAAGCCGCTCAAGATGCTAACGCAATCCACGGTATCGACATCGAAGCCGAAATCATGCAAGCACTTGCACAAGAAATCACTGTTGAAATCGACCAAGAAATGCTATTCAAGTTGGGTAGCCTAGTTCCAGTTGCTCCAACAACTTTCAACCAAGCTGCCGTTTCTGGTACTGCTACATACGTTGGTGATGAAATGGCTGCACTTGCAGTTATGATCAACCAGCAAGCTAACTTGATCGCTGCACGTACACGTCGTGGAGCAGCAAACTGGGCAGTTGTTTCGCCAACCGCGCTAACAATTCTTCAGTCAGCAACCACATCGTCATTTGCACGTACCACAGAAGGTACATTCGAAGCACCAACTAATACCAAGTTTGTTGGTACATTGAACAGCACAATGCGCGTTTATGTAAACCAATACGCTTCAGACGGCGACCCAGTCCTAATCGGATACAAGGGACCAACCGAAACTGACGCAGCAGCTTACTACTGCCCATATATTCCATTGATGAGCGTTGGTCCAGTTATGGATCCACAGACATTTGAACCAGTTGTTTCGTTCATGACTCGTTATGGATATTTGGAATTGACAAATACAGCTAATTCGTTCGGTAATGCAGCTGACTACCTATCGAAGGTTGGTATCGACTCAAGCACATTGAAGTTTTATTGATATTATTTTGAAATCAATAGCAAAAACCCGCTTCGGCGGGTTTTTTGTTTACTAAATTTTTATATTATGCTAAATATGAGATAATATGCTAAGGCGTCAATATGAAAGATAAAATTTTAGAATTGATTAGAAATAAACCAAAACATTATTCTCGTCTTATAAAAAAAGATTCTATATTGAATGAGTGGGTAATAAAAAATTCTTTGATAAAATCTAACAAATATCCAGAAATGATTTATTCTGCAATAAATCAGGAAACTAATATTTGTCCAAAGGGAAATATAAGAACTATTTCTAGAATTTCAGAGGGTTGGACCGGATGTGGACCTGCTAATATATGTGAATGTACAAAAGAAAATATTTCTAATTCTGTATCAAAAACAAAATTATCTTTACCAAAATCTTCTATTATTTTGTCAAATAAAACAAGAGAAAATACATTATTAGAAAATTATGGGTATAAATTCAACTCTCAAAGACCAGAAGTAAAAAAAATATTATCAAAACCAAAAATATCAGAAGATGCATATAAATTATTGAAGGACAAATCCTGGTTAGAAAATGAATATA